CACCCACTGATAAATTATGTGCACCATCTGTATTGACAGTAATATAACCAGTATTAGAATCATATGTCATTGCAGTTACAACTATACTTTCTGACTCTGATACCATGTACTGATACTGTTGATCACCTGTAGTTCCTGCTGTTTCACCGATACCATTAGTATTACCATATGTCGCTGTCTGTGAGTTCTGTAATGGTGTGCCTATTAAACCGTGGGAGTGACCAAGTGCACCACCAGCAGTTCCATTTGGTTCAAATATATTAACGTTTGCTCTACTATTAATATAATTTACTGCGAACTTATCTGCTTCTGTAGCTCCTTGTTCTGCTAGTTTTGTCTCATCTACCTCTACAGATAACATTCTGTGACCATGTGTAGGAGGGAATGGAAAAACATAATCATCCATAGGTCCTACCTGATACTTGACAGTTCCTGTAAGATATGCAGCAATGTCAGCAGTTATATCAGCATATCCTGTAGTTTTAACATCACCAATAACAAAGAATTCACCACTATCAATTAATGTGTTCTTAGCGATATACCACTGTCCACCAGTTTGTCCAACAAAGTTGTTGACTGCATTCTCTGGTGTTGATGTTCCTGCTCCGTTTACGTTACCAAATCCAAGTATCTTTCTTTGTCTGTAGTCTGGTAGATTAAATGTTCCAATATTATATGGATAGTCTCTTAAAGTAAATGACTTCTGTATTATAATAAGAGGATGTAGAACACCACCAGCACCCACACCTGTAAAATCTATTGTGTAATCGTTTGCATTGACATTTGCTAAATCAATATTATCTGGTAGAGTTACCTCATATGTAAATTCATTTGTTACTACTTGTGTACTGACATCCTCTGTTGGTTGTATTAATGAATAGAATGTGTTTTGATCGAATATACCACCACTTGGAAATGCACCAAACACATTAGTTCCAGATGTAGCAAATCTAAACACTGATCCAAAAGGATATGGTCTCTTTACATTTGCTTTATCGTTAGTGCTATCATAATAAAACTGGAAGAATAATTTATTGTTTATAATATATGATCTTCTTAATCCACCTGGCTGATTGTTCTGTGTTTTTGATACACTTGCAGATCCACCATATCTATTTTGTATGATGCTGTATAATTCTGGGTAGTCACGAATGAATAGTTCTTTACCATCACAATATAAATGCTGTGGATATGTATACTCAGGTTCTTGTGATGTTAAGTTAAGATCAGCAAAGACAGGAAGAATTGATCCGACAGGAGCATGGTTACCAGTCTTATCGGAAAAATAATTTGCAAATGAATTCCTGTATGTTGCCATCTTAATACTTAATTAAAAATTCTTGGACTAGAAATGGTTGTATATAACCATCTGCTTTGTTTTCTGCATTCACATCAATGTTAAGTGTTGATGTTATGTTACCACCAGGAATATATGCTGGTTGTGTCTTGACTTGATATGTATGTGGTTCTTGATTGAAAGGAACCAAATGTTTGTGTATACATTCATTACCAAACTCTTCTACGTCAGTAACAATATTATTAAGAGCACCATATGAAACAGTGTTTGCTGTTCCATCAAATGGAACTTGGGTTGCTGCTGATACTAGAGATGGTGTGTAGTTTGGAACTAATGATGCCCATGCAGCATTACCACTGATACTAGCATCAAACTGTGTACAACTAGCACCACCAATACCACATCTATTTTCAGTTTTACATGACATCTCACCATTATATGTGATGTTACCACATTGTCCTGATCCAGCACCGCCAGGTACATAGATTGGAAATCCTGTGCTTGCTTTTGTACCTAGAGTTGAACATTCAAATTGTAATAAAGTCCCTGTTGGTACACCAGTTCCTGCTGGATCTAGCTCAGGAATATCGCCAGGTATCAAACACTTAGATGTCTGGTCAAAGTTACAACCTGACCAACAACCACCGTACCATGTGTGAACCTCAGGAGGAGGACTACTAAAGAATCCAAAACATGATACTGTTATAACTCTCTGTTGTCTTGATGCAACTATCGCTGACGCTGCTGCCTGACATAATGGTTGTTTAGTGTTGTTTACCCATGGCATGATACACAAACTAGACTTAGATGAGTATGAGTTTCTACCAAACAAACCAAATTCATTTGTTGATGATGCAGTCCTTGACCTTTTACCATCATGGAAGTGAGCATGTGGTTGGAATGCTGTTGCTAATACTTCTGTCTCTTCTGTGTAGTTACCACTAGACTTAGTGAAACCAGGTTGTCCTGTAATTTCAATTGTCTGTGATGGTAGGAAAAAATTACCTTGATACTGTACAGTAAATGTAGTACCAATATTACTGGTTACATCTAATCCTACACCAGATTTAGTTATCTCTACTCCTGCGTCATTGTCCAAATATGTGTCAAGATAAGTTCCTAAGTTTGATGAAAATGATGTCTTGGTAGACTTTGCACTAAGATCTGGTACTTGAAATTGATTATCAAGTAATGTTGTATCTGGTTTTTTGTATCTACAATTTATCCCTGTGCCTAATATTGTAGCAAGTTCTGGAAATACTTCTGCCTGATAAACTGCACCATCACATCTCAAATAACCAGCAGGAAGAGTTTGATACAATGTTGGATCTTCTGGGTCTGATGATGCTAATTGATTCGACCAGTTTATAATAGAACCAGTAAGAGTTCCTAATTTTCCTTTTTCTTTTGAATATAATACTGCCATTAGTATGCTCTGATGATATACAGTACGACTAAGGATGGTGTGTTAGGATTAACCTGTACGCTCAATCCTCTGTCTACATCTATTGGTTCTAAGTTTCCAGTAGTCATATTATTTATGAGTATAGTGTTAGGTAAATTCATTTGTCCTAACGTCATTGCAATATCAATAGTAAAGTGATTGTGAGATCCTAATGAGTTAGCAGTGAATGCATCACCACCATGATTCAATGTGGTAGGATATGGAAAATCTCTACCAACTGCCTCTGGAGGTACGCCATAATAATCTCCCTCATCAGTAGTTGGAGGAGTTGCACCATTACCCCTTCTTGCTAATGGAACTTGATCAGATACATAATAGTTTCTTTGTCCTAAGTATGTGCCAGGTGGTGGAAATGGTGCTGTAACAGCTGGTTGTTGCACTGGTTGTATACATGAGTTATCATCTTGATATGAAACTGTTTGTCCATATGCCTGTACTGTTCTAGGAACTGATGGGACTTGTGGAATTACGTTAGAAGCATTACCATAATGGCGATGAGTATTCAAGTTTGGAAGTGAGTCAACAGCAGGGTCATATGCTGTCCATGTAACTACACCAGGATCATATCTGTCTGCCAATGGTTCAGCAGCGGTAGCACCCGTATCAGATCCCGTTGTATATTCTGAACTTGCAACCTCAAAATATCCAGCATCAAATAATCCAAGATAACCACCACCTATCTCTACTGATGGGTAAAAACCATCTGGTGGTCTTGGGTGTGTATGTGTTGCAGTATGTTCAACACCTAGTTTTCTAGGTATAGTTCTAATAGTATCAAAGTATGATGGAGGTTCAAGAGTAATACCTTTTATCTTTCCTGCTAGTTCAGACTCAACTGCTGCTTGAAATTGTACATCAATGTATGATAGTACATTTGTTAACGGTTGCTCACCCTCAAATCCATTCAATGAAACATAAGTTCCAATAACCTGTAATTCTTGTGCACTCAATTGATTACTCTCTAAATCTATAAGTGCTTGTTGATTTAGTGTTGGTAGATTGAACACATCATCATCGTTATAAGATGGATATGAATTTGATATACCAATAAATGGTTGACCAGTCTCTACTACAGGACCGTATAGATTACCCAATATTTGTGCCAATAAAGGATAGTCTTTTGCTTTGACTTGAGCACCATTACAGACTACCCAACCTTTTGGTATGGCATCTGGAGATAGTGCTGACTCACTTGTACTACCAGTCCATGGCATGATTGTGCCTATAGGACTGGCCTTCTGTGCTTTTATACGGTTGTAACTTGGCATTTATTATACCTCCATTAACCACCAACCTTGTACGCTGGTTGGGATGCCTATTTGATCATTACTATCAACTGCTCCAAGATATACTAATGCAAATGCTGCATTAGGAGTCTGAACTACAAGTTCACCAGATGGATATGGAGTTAATCTATCTCCAAATAGTGTTCCTGTTGAATCACCCTGTATTGGTGTGCCACTAGTCTCAGGAGTTCTAAGAACTAATGTTGTGTCATACTTCAAGTTACCACCTACATCAATCATTCTTACAACGTCACCTGTTTGTGGTGCTGGTGGTAATGTAACGATTAATGTTTGTGTATTCTGAACATTGACCATGTATATTATATTTGCAATCAATGTTAGATCTGCTTCTGGTGATGCTGCGGATAAGTATCTTGTATGTCTTGCACCACTTGATGTAGTGAAGTTTGATAATCCGAATGCATCAATTGAACGATCTTGCTTGATAGTGTATTCACTACCACCATTTATACCTAGATTCTGTACTGAGAATACATCTGACTCTGTTGGTGATGGTGATGCAGTACCTGTAATTGTCAGTGTGTTCTGAGCAGTTACGTTACCTAAATTGTCAACTGAGAATGATGGTGTGCAATTTAAGTTTAATAGAACGTTTTCTGGGCAAGATGATGGATATAAGAAGAAGTCTCCTCTAGCAAGTACACCAGCATCCCAATATAATAGACCTTGGTGATCAGCATGTCCGTCATCATTAACAAAGTGGAGTAGTTTTGTCTGTTTAACACTATCGTAAATTATAAAGTTACCACCCGCTAGTGTTAAGTTATCAGTTACCTCTAGACTACCATTTCTGTATGACTTAGCACCATCACCAACTTGCTCATCCATTACTGAAGTATGAGTCTTACCATATAATCTACCAGTTACGATTCCAAGAATTTCATCACCAGTGGATGTATT